GTGTGCAGCACCCCGGTGACGTAAATTGTCACTTCTGTGCATTCTATTGTGTGGCACACTTATTGCACACTAAATGCACACTTCTATTTCGTGGCACACTTCTTGCATGTCTCACACTGAGATTGTATTTGATGGCACACTTATTGCATCTGCAAACTAGATACCAACCACATGTGGCACACTAAATGTACCCTGCAAAGACCATGCCACGCAATAGAATGCGTCTGGTGTGCTGCATTAAGTGTGCCACATGTGCGCCCCACACTTGGCACGAATTTTGCATGGGGGCTTTGCCGAATGCAATATGTGTGCCGCACTTTGGGTGTGCATATGGCACGAACCATGCAGGCACATGCAAAGTTCATGCCAGACAGCGTGGCACACTTGATGCATATATGCAAAGCGCATGCCATGTGGCCGTCTCAGTTTGAGATGTGGTATAGGGGAGTCGTGCATGGGACCCAATAAATCAACCTAAACCTTACATTGTCTCGTGTACGTGCCGACCGACTTCTAAGGGGCACACAGCATACCCCACCCTACTTTTTAATGGGCACACTTAAGGGGCACACGGCCACCCCCCCCCCAATTTTTTTTTGGCCTCTTTATGTCTCTGATTGGCAGGCATTTTCTACCATGTGCCCCCCCCCACACTTGCATTTAGGGTGCGCGTCTGATATAGTACATAGTATGAGCCCATTAAATGTGCACCCACCCTACATTGGACCAAACGTTACCGACAGACTAAGTGCACCACTCCTTTTGCCAGTCAATAATAGAAAGGTACCCCTCAATTTTGGTATTTGGGATATGCGTTTTCATGAGCCAGTATTTAATATACTTGGTAGACAAGTGCGGGTGTAGCGTGTATATTGGTCTAAGTGTGGCTCGCAAAACTTTTGTTCACGGCACTATTGGTGTAGAGTGTAGAGGGGTCCACCATGACTTGCACTTAAGGGACCTAACGGTAAGTGATGCCGTCTTTAATGCAATGCGTATGCGAGTAATATAGGGGAGCACATGTTTAAAAGGCAAGCAGGCGCAGAAGGTGGCCACTAAATGTATGTTGGAAAATGTATTGAACGTAGTGTACATAGAGGGTATGATAACATAGTGTTCAGTTACCCCACAAGCACTGCTGGCCGTTTTGCTATAGAGAATGTACGAGTTTATGATGCGGTGCGCAGTCACTTTGGATTATCTGGGGCTATCTTTGAGCTTATAAAACTTCTTGGAGGAAATTAAATGTACATCGGAAATAGTGTCTCCTACTACTTCGTAAACTTTACTGTCGGCCTGGAGCTGCCCATTAAGTTGATGCACATAAAGCGACGATTTAAGGAGAGCACTCCAAATTTGACAACCATTTTAGTTCGTGGTAGAGTTTTTACTAACCTTTATCTACAAGTGAAATGAGTGCAACGGTGGACAAATTTACGCGTTCAAAATTACCGAAGGACGTGCTGGCCCAATATTTAGCGCTGCTTGAGCCCACCGACGTCGCCTTGGCCAAAGACTTAGCACACACATGGCTAAAGTCGCAGCCCGAGTGGGACACTACAAGTCTGAGTGAAGCTTGGATGCGCGGCACACTTAATGTACTTCTTATGCGCGGCCTCTTAAAACCCATACCTAAAGGAGACTCAGTATGACTAGTGGTGTAAATTTAATTGTGGCCTACGACGCCAAGCATGATGCCTTAGTCCTACTTGAAAACTTTGAGGGTGTGGCCTACGGAAACTACAGTTTCATTACGTATGATGGGAGCACATGGCGCGTGGTGCTCGAAAGTGAACGTGAGCATGTGCTCGAAATGGGGCCGCTGTAAAGTGGTGGCCGTCTTCGACGGTTCGAGCCTGCAGCCGCACTAAGCGTCCTAACAAAGCCCTAACAAAGTTCTGACCTGCAAGCAATTTCCGACCTTGGTCGGCCAAGACAAAAAAATTTTGCACTAATATAGCAACCATAAGTTATATATTAGGACGCCGAATTTAATATGTCTGAGGACCAAAACAATATACCAAAACGCCGCTTAGTCGTTTCTAAGCCGCAAGTGCCAGCCGTACTTGGCGTCCAAGTGGACGTCCAAGGTCTACTCAATGAAGCCCTAAGCATACTTCAAACTGAAATTTCAAGCATAAAACAAAGTACCAAAGGTGGCCGACGCCTTACACTGGCGGAAGGTCGCGTCCTCAATAGTTACATCAAAAGTCTAACCGAAATGTCAAAAGAAATTAGAGGCCGCGATGATGACGCGGACCTGGCCAACCTTAGTGACGAACAACTTTTAGAATTGGTGGGCAACCTCACAAATAAGCCCAAGCTTAATGGGGGCACACGTGACTAGTCCGGTGACCATCATAGTTGGACCAGTCATGACACACGACAAGCCAGACCTCTACATGATACATGTTCAGGTTCCGGGGCACGCCGGTTTTGAACTTGAAGCAGACCACGTAGACTGCATGCAACTAAGGGGCACACCTGAAGATGTGCTTATGTACAAATTGGAACGAGTTTTAGAAAGTATGGACATTAACAACTACAACATTAAAAGGGTAGGTTACCTATGAGCGACACAACAGGACAGCAAGTACAACCAACTGCAGACCAAATTTTAGAGGGCCGTCTAAGCACCGAGTATGGCCGACTTTGTCAAGAGCTTGGGCACCTGCAGTCCAACATTGATAAACTTGAAGCGCGAGTCGAAGACATCAAAGCGCAAATTCGTGGCATAGACTTACTGTCGTTGCCACCACGCCAAAGACGGAACTAAGTATGACACCTGGCAAGCACACATCTGATGCGCACACAGTACTCGAATATTTAATTACTCGGGCACTGCTGCAAGGCAAACTCGGCACATCAAGTGTACAAATACCAATGACAGACATGTTCAACAAGTATGAGGGGCTCGACTTTAGCGAAGAGAGCGCTGCGCTTGTATTAAATGTAAGTATAACTACAACTTGGGATGAGTCTAGCGGCGACCTAGATTTTTTAGAAGAGAATGTAGAAATGGATGAGGAGCGAGACGATGATGGACAATAGTGAAGTGCAAGACCTGCCCATACTAATTAGGAAGGCGTGCGAAAGCGACGTGCCATTTATATTTAGTTCGTGGCTTAAATCGTACCGCGACTCAAACTTTGCAAAGCAAATGACGTCTACAATTTATTATACTGAGCACCATAAGGTTGTTGAACGTTTGTTGCGTGGCTGCCAAGTTTATGTTGCCTGCAATAAAGATGATGATTCAGAGTTGTACGGCTATATTTGTGCAGAGAATGTGGACGGCATATTTGTGCTCCATTACATTTATGTAAAGCACACATATCGCATGTTCGGCATAGCCAAGCAATTACTTAATGTGTATGAACATGACCCATCTAAAGCTTCATTGTACACACACCACACCAAGGTGGCCGACAAACTGGCCCCTAGGTACCAAATGGTCTACTCGGCCTACATCGGCATGACCCCTGACTATAGAAAAGAAGAAGCAAAAGCCCCCAAACTAAGTGAGGTTCCAAGTGAGTGATAATGAAATTAATGGCGACATCAAGATGGAGCACATCGATATGTCCCCAGAGCAAGCCCAAACTCTGCTACGGGAGACGGCCCAGCTTAAACGTACACTTAAGCAATTAAGCAAAAATCAACTAATCGTACTTCTGTTGCAGCAAGTAAATTTTGCAGTAGAACAACAAAACATTAATAAAGTTCTGCTTGCAGAATTAAAATCTAAGGAGACAGTCAGTGAGTAAACTTATAGCGTTTTTATGTTCGTTAGGCCTTGCATGCAGCACACATAATGGTGCACACGCTGGCACCATACAGCTGACCACACTCAATACGGTCACCATTAGAGGCGAAGTTAATGATGAAAGTATGCAGACTGCAAAGTTGGACCTGCTGGACCTAGTAGCGCAGCGCGGCAATAGTCCATACACAATTTATATTGTACTTGATAGTCCGGGCGGCTCAGTCATGGCCGGTGACGATTTCATCCAGTTTGCAAAGACACTTACTAATGTCGAGACCATTACGATTTTTGCTGCTAGTATGGCCGCAGGCATAGTGGAAAGTTTGCCAGGCAAACGCAATGTGGTGCCGAACGGCGTCCTCATGTTTCACCGAGCACGCGGCGGCGTTGAAGGTCAAATGAATGAGGGCGAGCTTGAGTCCCGCCTAGCTTTTGTTAAAACTATAATTACGGCTATGGAACAACGTAATGCGGACCGCTTAGGTCTCACACTTGCCGACTACAAAGCTAAGGTTAAGGATGAGTTGTGGATGTACGGGCCACAAACTATTGAGCAGAAAGCTGCAGATGCAGAAGTCAGCGTTACGTGCACCCAAGAGCTAATTAAAAAGCAGACCACTACACTTGAACAAGTTTTATTTTTTCAAATTAAGGTTGCGTACAGTGCATGCCCCATAATTAGGGGGCCCATTAGTGCTACACCTTCAGAGACAGGAGAATAATATGTCAGTACTAGAAGTTAAAGTTTATCAGGCCGTCTACTTGGGCACCAAGCAGGCCACATTTTTCACAAATGCACCTGGAGCCAATGGCAAGCCGCAATTTGGCCAACTTACGTTTGAGCTTATACCCGGTGTAGGTGTGCGCGTTGAAAACGAGACACACAACATTATTGTGCCGTTTCCCAACGTCCAATACATTCGTATGGAAAAAGGCGAGCAGAAGAAACAGAAGACCAAACTCACAGTCAACGAGTAAACTTTTATGAGCAGTTCTAAAAATAAACTGCTACAAGAGTTAAAACGTAGGGCAGAGCTTAAGACATTTGTTTTGGAAGAGTTCTGCTTTGATAAGCAGTTGGCTTTTATTAAGGACCCAGCAAAATTTAAGACGGCTGTCTGCAGTCGGCGTGCTGGTAAAAGTGTCGCGTGCGTGGCCGACTTATTCTGGACTGCTAGCTCCAGCCCAAATGTGAATGTACTGTATGTTACACTTTCACGCACGTCTGCAAAGCGTATTGTGTGGAATGAGCTTCTGAAGCTCGTTAAAATTTATGAGCCTACTGCAAAAATTGATAATACCGAACTTTATATCACACTTGCAAATGGCAGCGTCATATATGTGACTGGTGCAAAGGATGAGAGCGAGGCCAATAAGTTTCGGGGACTCTCACTTAAAAAAGTGTATATTGATGAGTGCTTCCACCCAGACACTCTAATTGAGACTAAAGAGGGGCTGCGTCCAATAAAGGACGTTAGGGCCGGAGACTACGTTAAAAACGCCCTAGGCTACAGCAAAGTGCTAGAAACCAGCGTGCGCCAGAAGGACACCTACATGTCCTTGACTTATGGTGGAAAGACTGTAAAATGTTCTACAAACCATCCATTTTTTACGAAACGTGGATGGGTAGCAGCATCTGACCTACAACCTGGAGATGACTTAGTACATGTTGACACATCAATGTACCTTTTGCAAGCAGACATTTCAACGTCCTGGCCGCAGAACCTACAAGTTTTGCGGAACGAGTTGCAACGCGAAGTATCAACGCCAAATAACAAATCCGATGACGAACGAGGCCACACGAAAGAAAGTGAGCCAAAGTCTAAAGCGGGTGGGGCACAAACCTCACATTCGGGGTGGAAATGGGCATGGGCCCACGCGACCCGAACAAATTTTAATGGATGCTTTACCAGAATTAAAGTGGAACCATGCAATTGGGTTAGGTTCTTGGCAGCCTGGCTATCCAAAAAATTACAAAGTGGACTTAGCATACGTAAACTTGCGGCTTGCAATAGAAGTGGATGGCGGAAGTCATGCGCTACTATCTTGTCGAGCGCAAGACCGGAAGAAAGAAGCACGCTTAAGTTTATTAGATTGGAGAGTGCTACGCTTCACCAATCAACAAGTGATAGAACAAACCCAAATGGTTATTTCCACGATATTACAGTTGAGGGACACCCTAGCTTCACGGTTAACGGGGCCTTAGTACACAACTGCCAAAGTTTCAGACCTTACATTAAAATGTTGGTCGATGACATCTTAGTGCCTGCGTTGTACGACTACGACGGCAGCCTCATACTTATTGGGACACCTGGACCCATTTGTGCTGGCTACTTTTATGACTCGTGCGTATCTGGTAACTGGTCGCGTCACAAGTGGACTATGCTAGACAACCCGTGGATAAAGCGTAAGTCAGGTAAAGACCCTAGCGAAATACTTAAAGCGGAGCGAGAGCGGCGTGGCATTACTGAGCAGGACCCTACATACCGGCGTGAAAGTTTGGGTGAATGGGTAGCCGATAGTGATGCGCTCGTTTTTAAATTTGATAATGTTAAAAATACTTTCTTGCACCTGCCAAAAGGACGCATGGAGTATATATTTGGCGTGGATATTGGATACGATGATAGTGACGCTATTGCGGTGCTGGGCTACAGTTATGAGGACCGCTGCGTTTACTTAGTAGAAGAGCACATAAAAAGCAAGCAAAACATTACGCAGCTGGTCGAAGAAATAAATCGCCTGCGCGACAAATATAAGCCCGTGCGTATGGTAATGGATGCGGGTGCACTTGGTAAAAAAATTCAAGCAGAAATCCAGCAGCGCCATGTGATACCACTTGAGGCCGCCGACAAAAATCGTAAACTTGAGTTTATTGAACTGCTAAATGATGACCTCAGAACGGGCGTCTTTAAGGCCTATATGAACTCACGTTTTGAGCAGGACAGCTACCTCGAACAGTGGGAAGCCCGAGAAGCTGGTCAAAAGCCGGTCATATCGAGTGCGTACCATAGCGATATAACTATGGCCGTCCTTTACGCTTGGCGTGAGTGCAAACACTACTTGTACCAGGCACCAATCGCACCCCCAAAATTTGGTACTAAGGCATGGGCCAAAGAATTAGAGGAAAAGCTGGCAGCCGACCTCGTTAAAGAGAAAACTAAGCTTGCAGGCCCGACCCAAGACGATATGGATTTCATTTCGGACCCGGACGGCGACTTCTAGGCCTGCAGTCCCCCCGCCATAGGCGGCCACCCACAAAAAAATCTGCACTATATGTAGGAGCTATAAGCATGTTTAAGAGCACAGACGAACTTAAGGCCTTTATTCTATGGGCCAAAAAAGAGCAATTAAAGCAGGTCAAAATCGGAGACATCGAATTTATAGTCTCTGATGCGGCCTTAACTACATCGGTCATTGACGCCATAACCAAGGACCTTAGCGAACCAGTTACAAATCCGCGCTTCGAGCCGCGTCCTACAATCGATAAGGACGGTCGCCCAGTACCCCAAGAAGACCCAGACCTCTATTTTAGTGTGCGTTAATTAGAGCACCAAAAAGGATATAAGTATGGCCGAAGAAACCAATATGTACGAGTGGTGGACATTACCTGAACGTGATATGTACACCTCGGTACAAGCTCTGTTAAAGTTTATAGACACTGACCAAAGCTATCGACAAAACGAAAACTTTAAGTACATGCGCCTCTACGGCAATTACGATTTGTCAAATTTGAGGGCCTACCAATATTTGCAGGCTGAGCCGTCAAGCAGCATTCAAAACCGAGTCACACTTAACATTATTCAAAGTATGTGTGATACGGTCGTTTCAAAAATTACCAAAAACAAACCCAAATGTACGTTCCTTACGGACGGCGGCGATTTTAGTCAGCAGCGCAAAGCCAAAAAGCTTACGCAGTTTATTGAAGGCCAATTTCAGCTGACCGATTTTTATACTAAGGCCGCACGTGCCTTTTTGGACGCCACAATATTCGGCACTGGTGCCCTCAAAATTTATAAAAACAATAACCAGATACATGTTGAGCGCGTTTTCATCGATGAAATTAAAATTGATGATAATGAGGCACTTTATGGTGAGCCGCGCCAAATGCACCAGAAAAAGTATATTGATAAGCGCGTGCTTGCCACTATGTTTCCTGATTCTAAGGACATCATACTTTCACTGGGCCTCGAACTTACAGACACCTATTCAGCTGCGCCTGCAAGAGACCGCAACTTAGTATTGGTTACTGAAAGCTGGCACCTTAAAAGCGGCCCTGATGCGACTGATGGCAAACATTGTATCACCATACTTAATCACACTTTGTTCAGCGAACAGTATGATAAAGAATACTTCCCCTTCGTATTCTTTAGATGGGGCTTGCGACCAATGGGCTTTTTTGGCCAAGGTTTGGCGGAGCAGCTGTCGGGACTCCAATTAGAAATCAATAAGATATTGCGCACTATCCAAGTGTCAATGCATTTAGTTTCTATACCTAAAATATTTGTAGAGGCCTCGTCAAAAATTGTTGACGCGCACCTAGACAATAAAATTGGCGGCATCATTAAGTATGCTGGTACGCTGCCCACCGAAGGCAAACTCGGTTCCATACCTGAGGAGCTTTTTGCACACTTGGACCGCCTCTATAGCCGCGCATATGAAATTGCAGGTATATCTCAATTGTCTGCCACCGCACAAAAGCCTGCAGGCCTAAATAGTGGTAAAGCACTTCGCGTATTTAATGACCTTGAGACTGAGCGTTTCATGTCAGTAGCCATGCGTTATGAAAAGGCGTTTATGGACGCCGCCCCAATCATGTTGGACCTTGCAAAAGAGATTGATGCGGACCTTAAAGAGGGGGGCCAAAAATATAGCGTTAAGGTTAAGGGCCGCAAATTTTTAGAGACAATTAAGTGGAATGAAGTAGACATGGACAAAGATGACTACGTTATGTCTATATTTCCGACGTCCGCCCTTAGTGCTACACCAGCAGGTCGCCTCCAAGATATACAGGAACTTATACAGGCCGGTTTTGTGAATCAAGAAGACGCCATGAAGCTTTTGGACTTTCCGGACCTACAGTCTTTCTATAACTTTCAGACGGCACCTGGTGAAGACATAGACATGCTCATTGAAAAGTTTATCGATAAAGGTGAGTACGAGACACCCGAACCATATCAGGACTTAGAGTACGGCAAGCAGAAAATGCAGAAAGCCTATCTCCTCTTTAAGTCGCAAGGTGCGTCTGATGACCGCCTTGAACTTTTTAGACGTTGGATTGAAGACGCCAAGGTGCTACAAGATAGGGCTATTGCAGACATGCAGCGTATGCAGGCTCAGGCAAGCGCGGCGGCCCAAGCTGCGGCTGCTCAAACTGCAGCGCTTAACCAACCGGCTGGTCAAACTACAGGTATGGCGGCTGGGGCCCAGCAAATCTCGGCGGTCAATGGTGGTGCAGCACCCAGTATTGGTGAGCCCCCCATAGTTTAAAAAAATTTTGCACTATACGTAGGCCCTACTGAGGCCCAAAACCAGTTGGCGCACCACTTAAGGTGCACCTAAAAAGTGAGGAAAAAATATATGTCAGAAGCACCATCAGAAGGTTTATTCGGCACCAGTACGGAAGCGGCCCCAATAGAGACGGCACCAGAGGCTGAACAAATTGAGACTCCAGTAGAAGGCGCACCAGAACCTAAGGCAGAGGCAGCCCCAAAAGTTGAAGAAACTAAAGAGGCGGCACCCGAGACGCCCACTGACAATAGAGTTGCTGCCAAGTTTGCCGCCTTAGCGAGACGCGAGAAGGCGCTTAAGGCGCGTGAGAAACAAATTGAAGAGCGGCTTAAAGCATTAGAGGCAGCAAAGCCTAAGGCTGAGGCGGCACCCGAAGTTGCACCCAAGAAGCCAGAGCCGTCACTAGAGTACAGACTAAAGACGGACCCCTTCAATACACTAGCCTCATTAGGCATTGGGTACGAAAAATTGACTGAGATGGCCTTAAATGATGGCAAACTTAGTCCTGATTTGCAGATGTTGACCGTTGAAGAAAAATTGCGCCAAGAATTTGAAGAAAAGTATGGCTCAAAAATCTCAGCGTATGAGAAAGAAAAGCAAGCAGAAGCCGAGCGTGCAGAAGAAGCAAAGAGACAAGAGGCCGCAGCCAAGGAGCAGCAGGCCATCACGAACTTTAAGCAAAAAATTAGCACGCACATCGGTGAGAACAAAGTTGAATTAGAATTATTAAATGTTGAGGGCGAGGACGGGGCGGACCTAGTATATTCGGTAATGGATGAACATTACAATGCGACCGGCGAAATACTAGACTTAAAAGTGGCGGCACAGCTAGTCGAAGACCAACTGTTCGAAGACCTTCAGAAAAAATTAGAGCTACAAAAAGTAAAGAGCAAAACTGGCGCGTCAAGTGCCACTAAGCAAGGACCTGCAAAAACTCCGTCAGTTACGCTGACCAACAATAATACGCAAGCGTCGGCACCTGTTGTAAAACGGAACCTAAGTGATGATGAATCTAAGGAAGAGGCTGCAAAGCTTATTCGTTGGATTGAAGACTAAGTTTGATGGTTGCACTCACAATAGATAGTTGAGTGTCTCTGTTAAATAAAGTTTAGAGCAATGTCGGCACACTCGTAATGTCCGCTGAGTGTGTGCTATAGGACATTAACTAAATATAATTTTAAGGAGATGCCACATGGCATTAGATATGACAAGTTTCAGTGCAGCACTTAAGCAGCACTACACAAGTGACCGCGTTCAAAATATGGTTTACAAAGACAATCCGTTTTTGGCAATGGTGCCCAAAATGGAACAATTCGGTGGTAAGAATTTGCCAATTCCGATTATCTACGGAAACCCTCAGGGCCGTTCTGCTACATTTCAAACAGCGCAGGCCAACAAGACAAGCTCGAAGCTTAAAGACTTCGTTCTTACAAGAGACCATGACTACTCAGTAGCCTCTATCGACAACGAAACTTTGGAAGCTTCTAAAGGCAACCAGAATGCGTTCATGGAAGCTGCTACTACTGAAATCGATGGAGCTATCAATAGCGCGACTCGTTCTCTTGCTACTGCTATCTTCCGTTCAGGTTCAGGTTCTATCGGCCAAGTTGGAAACTCTTCTTTTGCTACACCTACACTTACACTTGTAGACACAGATTCAGTTGTTAACTTCGAAGTTGGCATGACACTTGTGACATCTACAGCTGATGGTGGCGGCGCAGTTAAAGCTGGAACAATGCAGATTATCTCTATCGACCGCGATGCCGGTACCTTAACTTTCTCTGCAAACTTGAGCGCCCTCATTGCTACTATCGCTCAAAACGATTTCATCTTTGTACAAGGTGACTACGATGAGAAGATTAAAGGTTTAGCTGCTTGGCTTCCTGCAACTGCACCAACTTCAGGTGACAACTTTTTCGGCGTTGACCGTAGCTCAGATGCTTCAAGACTTGCTGGTATCCGATATGATGGTACTGCACTTCCAATCGAAGAAGCTGTAATTGGCGCGATTCACCGCGTTGCACGTGATGGTGGACAACCAACTCACCTTTTCCTTTCATACGCTAAATGGGATGAGCTTGTTAAAGCTTTGGGCTCAAAAGTTCAGTATGTAAACGAAGAAGTGAAGACTGGTGACGCAAAACTTAGCTTCCGTTCAGTTATGGTTCACGGTCCCAAAGGTGCAGTAAAAGTTGTACCTGACATGAACTGCCCTGACTCAATCGGCTACTTGTTGCAGCTTGACACATGGAAACTTTACTCTCTTGGTAAAGCTCCTCGCATCTTAGACACAGATGGTCTTAAGATGTTACGTGAAAGTTCTGCAGACGCAGTTGAAGTTCGTGTTGGTTACTACGCTCAGTTGGGCTGTAACGCTCCCGGACGCAATTGCCGTATTGCTCTCCCATAATCGTAAGTGTT